GAGCGTTTGTGGTTGGTGGCGCTGGTGAGGAGGGCGGCGTGGGTGGGTGTGGGGAGGGCGTCGGGGGTGATGTTGAAGTAGGCGGCATTGATGCGGCGGAGGTCGGCGTGGACCTCGGGGAGGATGGTGCGGATGGAGGTGTAGTAAGTGTTGGTGAAGGGTTGGATGAGGGCGAGGATCTCGGGGCGGAGTTGGGCGTAGAGGAAGCTGCGGAGGGGGGCGGAGGCGGTGGGGGCGAACGACTGCAGGAGGAGGGCGCGGATGCGAAGGATGAGTTCGAGGATTTGGGGGCGGAGTTCGGAGCGCAGCAGGTCCTCGCGGCGGGTGAGGGCGCGGGCGACGGCGGTGAGGAGTTCCTGCTCGGTCATGGGTGGTGGGGGTTAGCGCAGCGCTAGTCGGCGTTGCGGCCGGGGCGCATGGGGGTGGGGAGGGTCTGGCTGTTGAGGGATTCGCCTTGGCCGGCGTTCTGGAAGGCGAGGTCCGCACCACCCGGGGAGTCGGGGAGGCCAAGGCGGTTCATGGCGAGTTGTTCTTCGAGCATTTCCTGGACGGCGGAGATTTCCTCGGCGGGGTCGAGGCTGGCGGGGAGGACCTCACCATCGCGGAGGATGGTGATGAGGGTCTTGTGGCTGATCGCCTTCTGCATGAAGAGCTGCAGGTAGGCGGTGACCTGGTTGCCGTCGAGGAGGCGGTTTTCGTAGTCGCGGGGGATGGAGACTTCGGGCGGTTCGATTCCGACGTAGGCGGAGGCGATGTCGAAGATTTCGCGGATGGCGCGTTCGAGGTCGCCCGCGATGACGGCCATGATCGAATCGTTGTCGATGCGGTCGAGGCGGCGGGACTCGGCGGCTGCGTTTGTTAAGTTTTGTTGTGTGAGCGTGTTGATGCCGAGGCGGGAGATTTGATCTTCGAGGGCGGCGAGGCACTTGAGCTGGGCGTCGAAGGCGTCCGACGTGGGCTCGACGTATTTGGCGTCGCCGCCGATGGGGAGGAGGACGGCGTTGTTGACGGAGAGGCCGGCCTCCCCATCTTTGAGTTCGGTGTCGTCGAAGCCGAGGAGGGTGAGGATGGGGGAGGCGCCGACGTGGATGGAGTGGTGGTAGTCGCAGAAGCGCTGGGCGTAGGCGATGACGAGGTGAGCGATTTCGAGGAGGGGTGGGGTGCTGAGGAGGTTGCCGCGGCGGTTGGCGTAGACGGTGACGAGGGGGATCCGGCCTAGGCTGGTTGTGCCGGATTTGTAAACCTCCCAGGAGGTGGGGCCGGGGATTTGGTTGTTTGGGGGGAGGTTGGTGCGGGGGGTTTTGGGGCGCCAGAGTTCGTAGCGGCCGGGTTCGAGGACGCGGATTTGATCGGTGATTTCCTCGCCGAAGCGGCCGAGTTCTTCTGTGAGGATGACGGTTTCGCGGATGCGGACTTGGGAGAGGGCGCTCGACCAGCTGGTGCCGGAGGTGCGCCACCCCAGGATTCGGCTGGGGGTGATGGGGACGAGGTAGGGGGTGAGGGCTTGGGCGCGCTCTTCGGCGAGGTTGGAGGCGGGGGCGGTGTCGGGGAAATCGACGATGGTGCTGTGGTGGCCGTAGAGGAAGGCGGTGATGAGTTTGGTGCGGGCGTATTCGTCGAGGGTGGTGCCGTCGCCGGTTACGTCCTTGGCCCAGGTGGTCCAGTAGTCGTCGCCCTCGATCTGGATGCCTTTGCGGAGGATGACGCCCGCGGCTTGAGAGGCGAGGCGGGTCAGGAAGGGTGGGAGGGTGGCGTGGAAGATGCGGCGGTTGTAGGCTTTGGCGTCCTCGCGGGGTTCCTTGGGGATGTAGGTGGTGCTGTTGGCGCGGAGTGCGGTGGTGCCGCCGACGCAGAGGTCGATGGGGGCCCAGTCGGGCTCCATCGTTTGGACGAGTTGGGAGCGCTTCGAGGGGTCGGTGTCGTTGACGCCCGATGGGAGCGGGAGGGTGTAGGCCGGGGCTGCGGGGATGGCGGCGGCGACGGGGTAGCTGCTGTTGTCGCTCACGATCCACGCAGAGGCGGTACTACCCTAGTTTTCCGGAGGACTGCTACCGCTTGTCTCGATCCTTGCCCTTGTGGCTGTCCTTGTCGCGGGGCTTGCCCCGCTTGCCCCGCTTCGAGAGGGCGATGGCTACGGCCTGCTTTTGGGTATAGCCCTCGTCCATGAGTTTGCGGACGTTGCTGCTGACGGTCTTGCTGGACGTGCCACGTTTGAGGGGCATGGTCAGGTAGCGAGGATGCTCTCAATGTAGGGCGCCCACTGGTTGGCCATGGCTGAGGCGATGCCGGTGTAGGTGCGGCTGCGCTCTTTCCATCGGTCTGGGCCGGGGGACATGCGATGGACCTTGGCTTCGCGGCCCTCGACGATGTTGGTGGGAGTGAGGAGGGGGAGGTTCTTGAGCCAGAGACAGGTGGCTTTGGTTTCGCCGTGGCCAAATTGCCAGGGCTGGATGATCTGGGACGGCTTTCTGATACGGCTTGAGATTACTGAGACGGGGTTCTCTAGGGCGATGTGCTGAATAGGGGCGTCGAGAAGAAGGCGGACAAACGCCAAGGCCTGTGACTGCTCCTGCTGTTTGTCCTTGAACCAGCGGGCGCCGCTTACGGCGAGGTGGGTGCAGGGCGGGTGGGCGATCATCAGGTCCCACCCGCGGTGCAGTATCTCCTCGACAGGGCCTAGGTGATGATTCCCGGGCGAGTCGGTGGGCAGGAGGTCGCAGCTCCAAGCGTCCCATCCCAAGGCGGTGAAGGCGTCGCGGACACGGCCGCTGTATTCGCAGGCGACGAGGACGGAGGGCATGGAAAGGTTGGTGATTAGGCTCCCACTGTAGTCAGTAGGTGGGGAAGCTGCTTGAGCCGGTGGCGTAGCGGCGGAGGGGGGCGAGTTTGTAGGCGGCGTAGCCGAGGGCGTCAACGGGGCCGGAGGGGTCGTCGAGGCCGCCGCGGCCTTTGGCGGGCTTTCCACTTGAGTCGTAGGCTTGTTGTTCGAGGGCGCGGATGAGGTAGCGGCAGCGGTTGTGGACGCGGAGACGGTTGGCGAGGAGGAGCATGTTGACGCAGTTCACGCGGTCCTCGATTGGGGGGTTGGCGAGCTGGTTCTTGATGGAGAAGCCGGCTTTGCGGAGGATGGAGAGGTCGGATTCGGCGGCGTTGGTGGTGCTGCGGTGGCGGGAGGCGGCGTCGGGGATGATGACGATTTCGCCGGCCTTGAAGTGGGATTTGTAGGTGTCTTGGAGGAGGCGAACCATCGTGGGGGTGTCCTTGGGGTGGTGCTCGGCAACAACGTGGAACTCGGAGTCGCGGCGGACGAGGATTTCGGTGAAGACGGCGTTGATGTTGAAGTCGCAGCCGACGAAGAGGCGGTCGTCGGGTTCGATCTCGGTGTCGCACCAGTGGGTGTCGCGGTCGAAGTAGGAGTAGACGGTGGTGTTTTCGAGGTTGGCGAATTGGCCTTCGAGGTAGGAGGCCAGGAGTTGTGGGGGGTAGGTGGACTTGAGGGTGTCGATGAAGCCCGGGGGGAGGTGGGGGTTGTCGGCGGTGCGGGCGCGGATGAGGCGGCGCTCGCGCTGGAGGGTGGTGAGGCGTTCCACGTTGGAGGTGGCTTCGGCGTCGTGGAAGTCTTGGACGAAGAGGCGGTGCATGGCGCGGTAGCCCTCGGGGGTGGAGGCGAGGGCGAGTTGGGGGAGCGATCCACCGCGGAGGCGGGCGAGGATCATTTCGACGGCTTTTTCGGCGATGAGTTGGGGGGAGGTGTCGATTTCGTCGGCGCAGGCGAAGGAGAGGTTTTGGCCGCGGATGCGGTTGAAGGTTTCGGTGGCGCGGCAGAGGAGGGAGGTCGTTCCACTTGGGGTGTGGATGGTGTATTCGGGTTGGGGGGAGACGCGGAAGTCGTGAGGGATGTCGAACTCTTCGAGGAATAGGTCGAACTCGCGGAGCCACACGTCGCGGATCATGATGTTGGTGGGCTCGAACACGGCCATGACCGTGTTGGGGTTGTAGGTGGCCTGGATGATGACCTTGGCGCATAGGGCGCGGGTCTTGCCGGCGCCGAAGCCGGCGCAGAGGCCGAGGATTTTGGTGTCCCGATCCACGCAGAAGTCGCGTTGGTGGGGGATCAGGCTGTCGAGGATGCGGGGGCGGAGCTTATCGAGGGCGTCTGTGCAGCGCGTTCCACTGCTGGTGGGGGTGGTGAGGCAGCCGCCTGCGGGGATTCGGGCCAGCAGGCTCATACCACTTGGGGGAGTTCTTGCATAGCAATGTAACGGGGGGTAGGGGGCGGGGTGGTAGAGTGTGAGGGTAGTTCAAAATGGGGTTGACCAGAGAGTGTTGGGTAGCACCGCCCCCGCCCCCTTCATCGCCGTGGGGGGAGGGTTACGAATTGTAACGGGGGGTCACAGGGCGCCGCGCCGTGTGGTAGTGGGGCGAGCCACGCAAAGGTGGGCCATATGATGTAGAGTGAGAGGTGAGAGCAGGGTGCAAGGGGCGGTTGAGGTGAGAGGGTGCAGCGCTGCTGCCACCCTTCCCACCCTCCCCCTCTCACCCTTCCCACCTGTCCCCACTCGCCTTTGCACCCTTCCACCCTCTCACCCTTCCCCTCTTACCACCGCTCCCCATGCGCCCCATCCTCTGCGCCTGCCTAACCACCCTCCTCTGGGCCCTGGTGGCCCTCACGCTCCCCCTGCTCGTGCTGGACTGCGCCACGCTCTCACGAGATCAGCGGATCCGACGCCTGGCTGCCTATGGGTGGCCACAACGCAAGATTGCGAGCCACCTAGGCGTAACGCGCTACCGTGTCCGCGCCACGCTGGCAGCGGCTTGACGGTCCTAACCACGGCACCCTAGTTGGTGCGCCCCAAGATCCCCGCAAGCTCCAGCATTAGGCGTGTGGATCCGATGGCGTTACTACACTGTTTCGTTTGCAAGCTCATCTCTTGCACCTTTAGCAAGGTCTCCAGCGCTTGCGCTGCAAGTTCTTTCCGATCGATCGCGTCAATATCCCTCACCATCGCCTGGCGTGCTGCGGCGATGCGGCTCTCTGCCGCTCGTGTCTTCAGGCCCCACGTTTCGCCGCACCTTGCACGGATCTCATACGGTCGCAGTCCGTCAGAGAGCCACCCTCGCACCGTGTCTATCTGCTCCGCGGTCTCCATCACTGAAAACCGACGCCGTACAGGTTCTCCCATCGGCTCACAGTGCCTCCCTTGTACCTAGGTTGCCATCCGGCGGGAAGTGTGGTTAGAATGAGAGGCGAGAGGCAAGGCCGACCCGCGCCACTCTCCACCCGGAACCATGCTCAGACTTACTGTCACGACCGTAACAACGGAAGAACGGCGCAATGATGAAGCCCCCACGCGATCCACGGTAACAACCCACCGATTCAGCGGGCTGGCTACCGTTTCCCTGTCGGCCACAATGCTGACCGTCAGCGACTTCTACGGGGAAAACGAGCGCAGAGAGCTTGTCTACTGGGCCGATACCGGAGAAATCCTCTCAGCCATCGTGGATTATGTGGCCGTCATGCAACAGGAGCTGCAGCGCGCGGCAGACCGGGGAGAGTCCGACCTAGTGAGCACGCGGCAATACACGGTTGAGCGACTGCAGCGGATTGCCGGTGCCATGGGCCTGGACTATGTGGCCCCCACCGCTGCAGCGCAAACCGAACAGGGGGCGGCATGACTGGACCCCGCACCACCCTAGCAGCCGTTGCCGTGCTGGCGCTTATGACCGGCTGTCTGGGTTATTCCCTGGGTTGCGACGCTGCGCGCATGCTGCAGCGCTCCACTGCAGCCCGCGCCACGCTGCTAGGTGGCGCCCCTACCGACCGTTCCACTCTGCGCTATCTACTGCCATGAAAACCACTACCGACGCGCCACGCCTTCTTACGTGGTGCTGTGAGCTTCCCACCTATGCGACAGACCGCGCCATCGTTAGGGCAGGGAAGGCAGCGCTAGGGCTTACGGGGGTCCGTTGTAGGACGAGCCACCTAGGGGGCTGTGAAGGTTTCGAGTTACGACCTTACGGTAGTAGCACCGTAGCCTTCATCACCCTAGGAGAAAAAGGATAGGGCTTACCACCTAACACAATATAGCAAGCCACCAAACCACCGCAAGAGACCCCAAACTATGGCCACCACTACCACCGCTCCAGTCCGCATGCTGTCTAGTCTGCACCAGATAAAAGTGACCGCTGCTAACGCGGGCTCCCATTGGTTTGACCCTGCGGCACTCCGGTACTTTTCCTCCCGGATCAGCCTGACGGTCTACCCGGTTCCTGGGGGCGCCTTATTCATCTCCTCAGAACAATTCCGACCTTTGTACGCGGCTCCAGAGCCCCGCTTGTATAGCGTGCGATCCTGCACTCTTGCGGGGAATATCGATACCGTGGGAGCGTTTCAACAATATCGGACCCGTGCCGCCGCCCACGCTGCAGCGGCGAGGATGCGCCGGGAAGGCTTTTCTCTTGTTTGACAGCCGTAGCTAGCACACTTACCACAATCCCACCGCAAAAACAAACCATGATGCCATCCGAACATGCGCTAATCGCGCTTTTATGTTCCGAGAGAGACGATGAAGGTAACCCACTAGACTCTGGCGATTATCCCATATCCGATAGCCTTAAGGCTAAGGTTACAGCAGACTGGGATAGCTTCTGCGAAAAAGCAGAAGCGTTAGGGTTTGACGCGGAAGAACATAGGGCGATGATGCTACATCCCGACTATGAACGGGACGCCTGGAATGCTGCCGCCCATGATTTCATCCTCACCCGAAACGATCACGGCGCGGGCTTTTGGGATGGGGATTGGCACGAACCGTGGGGAAGTAGGCTAACCACCCTAGCGCATAGTTTCGGTGAGCTTAGCTGCTACATCGGCGACGATGGGGCAATCTATGGCGAATGATCTTACCGCGGAGACAGCGGCACAATTCGCCGCACGGTGCCTGGCAAACGGCGACGGTAGGCCGGAAGTCGCGGAATCGCTGCAGACCTTTTTCGGCGTCAGTCGTGCCACGGCATACCGGACCATTGCCCGCGCCATGCTTGGCACGGGTGAGCCACCTGCCGATATTGCCCGCACCGATACCGGGGCGATCGACCTCGCAGCAGAAGCAGAGCGCCAATACGCGGCGGCTGTCTCGAATGACGACAGCAAGGCTGCCCTACGCTGGTTTAACGTGCTCCAACGCCTAGCCTCGTGATACAGGCTCGCATCCTTTCTCACCGCGAAACCCAGTCTCCACCTAGTTTTTCTCACTTTCTCACCATGCTCCCATCCGTCAAGACTCTAGAAACCGCTTTCCCTGGCCATGGGAAAGAACTACGCAAAGTCCTAGAGATGAAACGTTCCGACCTTATGGCGCATCCTGCCGGTGAGGATAGGTTAAGGGGGTGCTATCACCCCCCTACGACCTACGATATACGCTTGCATGTTCTTAACGCTGTCGCGGAAACGTGCGGCGTAGAGTACATTGCCCACAAAGAAGACACTTACACGGAAGCCTACGGTCTCGATTATTTGAACGTCGGCGATCCCTACATCCCCACAATCGTACGATTCTCGGATGGTCGCTATCGCGTAGCGTGTTACGGCGACATTGTAGAGCGCGACAGCGCTTACGTTTGATCCACCCTTCGCCCGGCTGTCTGCCGGTTCTTCCCATGAAACTAGGACCCCTACAACAACGCGCCATAGCCTTTCTCGTGCGCGCTGGCAAGCCTGTACATTTTAACTACCGGACGGCAAAGAATCGCCGTATTGTCGATTCCCTAGAGCGTCGGGGCCTGATCAGCGTTTATAGGTATCCACCTACAGCCTGTCGGGACGCTCTGGTGACTCTGCTGCCTACCACCACGGCAGCCGCCTAGCCTTCCCACCCTGGCCCCACCGCTGCCCCGTAGGTTCCCCGTGAGCCTGCGGGGTTTTTTGCTGCGCACCGGTGCGCCATTGCCCGCCATAGGTGCTAGTGTGTGAGAGGAGAGAACTCTCCACCCTTCCAACATTCCCCCACCTTTCCGCCATGGCCGACTATCGCGTCAGCATCAAGGCTTGCGAAGGCGAGCAGAGATTTAACGAACCCTACGAAACGACCGTGGCGGCAGCCACCGCAACAGAGGCGAGGGTGCGAGCCTTGCGCCGCTTCTACGAGAACGGTCGGATCTGCGCTTTCGTGCCATACAACGCACTACGGGGCCAGGATCCATCCGGCCAAGCCGGATACGGGTACGAAAAAGCCCCCCGCGGTTCCGGTGCGCTCCTTAGCTGCGCCACGCACCGGTTACGGGTGACCATGGCGCCGGTCTGACAGCCCTAACCACCCTGGCCCCTACGGTTCCCCGTGGGGGCCTTTCTTTGCGCTGCGATTGAGAATGATTCTCATTCCCGCGGCGCCCTGGCTTGTTGAGAACGGTTCTCAGTACCGCCAGGGAGTGAGAACGATTCTCATTCGCACGCGGTCCCGCGGTGCCCGCACAGGCTGAACCATCGCCGGGCCGTGGGGTCCCTATGAATGCAAAATACGGCTATGAATGCAAAATCCTGCTATGAATGCGATTTTTGGGCCTCGCCCTGAATGGCCTTGAATGCGTCGAGGCGCTCTAGGAAGCCGGCCTCGGCGATGGTGAGGTCCGATCGACTTATGAATGTGAGATCGGGGGGTACTACGCGGCGTGCGACCACGATGAGGGCACCGGCGGGGCGGAGGCCGGTGAGGTGCTCCAGCCCGAGGGAGTAGGCGCCGAGCTGCAGGGTGTAGTCGGCCAGCATGGCGGGGCTGCGTCGGTTGGCGGAGGTCTTGAAGTCAACCACCAGGGGGGCGCCCAGTTCGATCTCGTCGGTGGGCACCACTGAGAGGAGAGCGTCAGCGGTGCCTGCGAAGCCGGCGGGGTGGTGAATGGAGAACTCGCAGGCGTGGCACTGGGTGACGTTCCTGGCGATCCACTCGGTGAGGCCCCTCGCGTAGCCCTTGGCGCTGAGCGACACCGGCGGGAGGTTGGGGAGGGTGCGCTCCATTGCCCAGCGGAAGATGGGCGTGGGGATGTGGGGGAGGCCGTGGGCGTCGATGCGCAGGACGCCGCGGCGGTTTGCGGTGGCACGAGCCACCTTGTTGGTGGTCTTGAGGAGGTACTCGGCCTGGGAATGGGC